ATTCCCAGTTTCTCTTTCTATGGACGATGGCTTACTTCTGCCTACTTGTCTTCTTCCCGCCATTAGTACATCGCCTGCTATTTAAGTTGTTGAAAATTGCTCATCCGACTTGGTTGGGCGTAAGGATTATAAGGTTGCTGTTGCGGCTGTTGTTGATTAAAACCGCCACCGTACATTCCGCCGCCATATTGTGGCTGCTGTTGGCGTTGTTGTGGCTGTCCGTACATTCCGCCACCCATGCCGCCACCGAATCCACCACCGCCATACTGCGGTTGTTGCATTTGTGGCTGACCGTACATACCACCGCCCATGCCACCGCCGTACATACCACCGCCGTACTGTTGTTGCGGTGGTTGGCCATACATACCACCACCACCGTACATTCCGCCGCCCATCCCACCGCCGAATCCACCACCGTACATTGGAGGTCTTTGGGGCTGGCCATACATGCCACCACCGCCATACATTCCGCCACCGCCGTACATGCCACCACCATATTGCGGTTGTGGTCTTGGGTACATTGGCGGTTGTGGGTACATGGGTGGTCGTTGCGGTTGCTGACCGTACATGCCGCCGTTATATTGCTGTCCGTACAAAGGGCCTCGAGGCTGTTGAGGCTGTGGGAATCTTTGTCGCCCACCGCCGCCAAATGGCCCTTGAGGTTGCGGCCTTTGTTGAGGCATTCTAGCTCTCATATCTTGAATTGGCATTTGACTTGGCATCGGACGTTGGGCGCCAAAAATACCGCTTAAAAACTCTTTGCTTAGTCCGGGCTGCATGCGCCCTTGAGACTGGCCCATTCGTTGTTGAATCTGCCTATTTAAAGCATCATGCCCAGCTTCATAAATTCGAGGCTGTTGAGGACCCTGCGGTTGGTAAAACTCTGAACGTTGCCTAATATCCGGTCGGCTTGGCTGCGGAGGTTGAGGGCGAATTCGACCCTCGAACTGTTGATCTTGCCTGAACATATCCTGAAGACCGCCGCCAAATCCACCGCCATTTCTTTGAAGGTTTCCGCCAAAAAGTTTTTTTAACGAATCGTATGGATTTTGCTGTTGAGGTCCTCTCGGAGACCCTTCAAGAGCCCCGCCCGTACCGCGTGGATCGGCCACTCTAAAATCTAGATCTTCTCCAGCAGCCAGCCTATCCATGAATTCTTTTGGAGGAGCAAACACTAGAATACGCCTTCGAAGTTCGTACCTCGCTGTGCCGCACCACCGCCTCGAGACTTACCTTTGCCCATACCAGGCTTAGGCGAAGCAGATGCCTCAACAGATTCAATAGACGCGTACTTAACGCGGCCTTGATCCTTAACAGTGAATCCGCCTTTGTCTACTTTAGGCTCTTTAAAGCTTGTTGTTCTCTTAATCATGATTAGTTCCCAAATATGTTTTTGGTCATTTTCTCAGCTACGTTAGCCATTTGTATAGACTCTTGAAGCTTTAGCCTATCTTGAGCAGTCTTATTCTTCATGTCAGCAATATCAGCCTGTAGATCCATACGCTCTTGATCCATTGAATAATCCTTCTCAATGCGTTCCTCGTCAAGTCCAAATCGCTGTTCAGCCTCCTTGGCCTTACGCTCTAAGTCCATAGACTTAATGTTAAGTTCCTCTCGACGTAACTCAACAAGTGGATCGTCGGAATCTTCTGCTTCAAAGATCGGAGCAACTTTCTCCATCAACTGTACGGTAATCTGTGCAACTTTAGCCTCAATCATGGCCTGCATAGGGTTAGGCGGCGGAGGTCCAGGTGGTTGCATTCCTTCCATCGGTGGTGGTCCCATCGGTGGTGGTCCGCCCATCGGTGGTGGGGGTCCCATGGGAGCCCCTCCTTGTGGAGGCATCGCTGAAGGGTTGACGCCTGGAGGACCACTTGGAGGAGCACCCATGGGTCCGCCCGAAGGTGGAGGCCCCATACCCGGAGGAGGCCCCATCATCTGCATTTGTTGTTGCATCTGCTGTACTTCTGGATCTTGCATCGCTTGCTGTCTGGCCATGAGATCAATGTGCTGGTAAACATGCGCTTGAATCATAGCGCGAAGCTGCGGGTTTGTCTTAACAACCGCAGAATTATAAACCGTAATGTGCGACTCAATATGAGCTTCATGGTCCTGATCTGGGAACGGTGTCGCAGGCTGCATCATCATGAAGTTTGCATTCTCCATAGCAGGTGCCATCGGCATAGGCTGTGGTGGAGGCGGAGGTGGTGGCAGTATCTGCTCTACCTGCTGAACACCCATCGCTTCGTACATGCGCTTATAAGCATTGTACATTCCCATCGGACCATGGATCTCAGGATTAGACTGGACCATCTGCATCATTTCTTGAGCAAGCATAACGCGCTGGCTCATAGAGAAAATGTTGGGATCACTGACCGGAATGATATCTATTCGGTCGTCAAAGTCCTGCTGCTTAATCCCAGGATTACCATTAGCGATCATGTATGGATAGGCAGGTGGCAGGTAGTCCTTAAACAGCTTCGCAAGGAGGTTAAACTCAATACGTTGCGAATAGTGCAATCGCTTGTGAATCGCGCTCATAACGCGGCTACCGCGCTCAAGCAACGCAATCGTCGTACCAACCGGCGCTTCCTGATTACCATCACCTACCTGCATATCACCAATTGAGGCGAACCGCTTACCGGCATCAACCAACATGCCAAGCAGGTTCAGGAGGGTGGCGCTTGGCTCTTTAAACGGCAGAGGCATTAGCGCATCACGCAATGAGCCTCCCGGTGCATCCATATCTCGGAACTCGCCTGGCTGTAGAGGCGTATCCGCATCTCGAATACGAATGCCACGCGCTTTAAAACCAGCAGGAAGATTCGCCAAAGTACCCGCGTCAATCAACTGCCGAAGAATAGAAGTCGCCCCACGGGACAAACCACCAATCATATGCGTTAGACCGAAGCCGTAAAAACCCACACCAGGTAGAAACTTATACTGAACAAAATAATCAATGCGCTTACGCATAGGATCTTCTTGATTGTAGTTTCTGCGAATGGATAGAACTTGAGACTGAGACCGCGAAATGGTGACAATATACGGGAGCTTAATGCCCGTTTCTTCGCCCTCTGCATCAAGGTCTTCATACCCTGGAATATCAAGATCAGCGTGCATCTCGAGGATCTCACACTGGTCAGAATTGGAATTGCCAGATGGCTTAACACCTTGGAGTTCATCAAGCTCCTCCTCAATCTCACTATCATTCAAAAAGCTAGATGAGCGTTCAGCAGCCTTTGACTTCTTGTAAAAACCGGCAGCTTGAAGCTTCTTAACGTCATTGATAGGCATATCAACAACGTGTGTAATCCGAACAGCATTGTCCAAACTCGTTGCGCCATAAGGTACAACCAAGTCTTCAGATGGAATAAAACGCGATACAGGCCGATCAAGCGTCTGATCAAAGTGAACCTTGCGGAATGCACTACCCGACAGCGGAAGATAAAATAACATCTGATCAGTCTCAGGGTCATACTCGCGCATAACCTGAGTGATCTGGTAATTCATGTATTCCTGTACCCGCGCTGCCTGGAGGTCAGTCTGTGGCGTACCCATTCCTACGACTTGAGTCTTTACAGGACCCCCAGGCGGCAGCATTTCCTTATAAGCTTGCGCTTGGAACTGCGTGACGGATTCAGCAAGCAAAGGATGAACAATCCCAGAAGCACCCTCAAAAGGCTCGCTCCTGTCCTCAAACTTCATACCAAGAAATTCTAAACCTTCCTTGTAAGTCTTTTCCCACTCTTGGCGAGAAGCCAAATCAGACTTATAGTCAGCAACACAATCATTGTAGATTCGGCCTAAATCAGCACGATCAAGAACTTCAGCAAGGTTTTCATAAAAGTCTTCAACGTCCGTTCCCATCTGCACAGGAGGCGGCATGCCAATCAGCATGGTGCCGTCTTCAAGAGTCTCTATACCTTCTTCGTCATCAAAACCAGGCCCAAGGATCTCGTCAAAAGACTCATCCTCTACATCAATCTGGACCTCTTTCGAATTGTCTTCGATATCTAGCTCACTGATATCAACGTCATCGACACCGCGTTCAATAGCCATTCATTAGCCCCACTTGTTTTCCCACTTGGTTCCAAAACCCTTCTTCTTCTTGAACGTAATCTTGGGCTTTTTCTTTTTGACTTCGCCGCCGCGTTTGAATTCCGGAAACTTCATACGGGGATTGTCTTTCTCTGGAAACATTTCCTCAAGATCATCGCCCTTCTTGCCTTTCTTGATCATGATCATAACGGAACCCTTTCTCTCAGGCATCTCTTCCGTTAGGTAATCCATAAGATCACCCTCATTCTCTCGAAGCTCTTCAAGCAAAGACTCATCTTCAGAGCCCTCAAGCAGGCGCATGACCTTCTTGTACATATCAGAGTTAGACTTCATAAATTATTCCTTGTCCGCATACAAGTTATCAAACACCTGATTTACATCTAACGTGTAATCTAGGTCAGACTTGCTGTAATGAATATGCTGTGACGGCTTAAAGTCCGGAGCACCTTCACCCGTCTGAAACCAAGCAGGGTGCGTCACCCTAACTCTGTTGTTTGGTAACGCTACAATATTTCCAGTCCATTCGCCAGCATCAAGCAACTCAAGTACATGCGACTGCTTATGCTGTGCCGGATCATCAGCGATCTCATTCTCCGCGTAGTCTACCGTAAAAAGATATTTCGCAGGATAAAATTCACCATCAATCTTAGCGAGCCAAGGACAAGGTGTACAACGGTCAAGGACGTAAACAGCATGAGTATGAGAACTGCAATCCCAAGGTTGAGCAGCCCAGACAGGCATTGGCTCAGGCCATTCCTCAAAAGGCGTATCAGCGACCAGCGCGGTAATGGGCATTCTTGCCCACATGGCGCCTCCATGTACGTTGGGTTCATCTTCATCAGCTTCGCATCCAGTAAAGATAACTTGAAACGAAAGACAGCGAGTAGGCATGGTGGTCACGGCGACAACCATAGCGTGTAAAAACTCGCCATGGTATCGCTCATGATTAACCGTGTATTCCCTTCTTACCCACGCCTTAAAGTGTGGAATGTTGCTTTGGAGGTAGGCCATGCTTAACGCATAGCCTTGCCAAACCCTCGCTTAGCGGCACCGACCCCGCGAGCAGTTTTCTTTCTGCTCACAGAACCACCCATGTTCATGCCGCGTGGCGTACTACCACCCGACCGGCGTGCCGCAGCACCGCGCATGGCTGTTGCCTTGGTTGGTTTAGGTCGATTAGGGCCTCGATTCATCCCTCTCGTCATCGCTGCAAGGTTGGCTAAAGAACGAGCGCTTCCTGGCCCTCCTTGTGCTTGTGCAGATGCATTCGCGGCAGCCTTGGCGTCTGCGGCTGCTTTAGCGCCAGCATTTGCTACAGAGGAAGGGCGTGAAGGAAGTTTTGTTGCGGGACCCGCCATACCAACTGCACCACCCATATTCATGCCGCCTGGCTTTGCTCTTTTACCTTTGCCCATGCCGCCTTTCGCGCCAGCTCGCTTGCCAGGCGCATAACCGTACTTATCAGAAAGATCCTGGATAACGCTCGTAGACTGCTTACTGCCTTCTCGTCCTTGAACAGAATCAAGAAGCCGTCTTTGAGCCGGACTTAAAGTAGCTCGGCTTTGAGCGCGTGTCTTTGGTGGAACCGTCTTCGTTCCGCCGCGACGAGGTGAGCCACCACCTGTAACGCCTGGAGCTGTTCGCTTAGACATACCTACCGCACCGCCACGACTGTATCCTTTTGATTTCATCATTTCACCACCTTGATTTTTTTTAACGGGCTTTTTCTTTGTACGAACAAAGTCAATAAGACCTCGCTCACCACCAAATTTTTCATCATCACCCAACAACGCTCGGGCAATAACACCACCGAAAGGACGGAACTTTGCATCCTTTCCAAATACCAATCCGCGCTTCTTACCCTTAGTATCAACCTTGGGAACAACGCCTGTACCAGTTGCCTTCTTGGCAATATCCTCGATCTCTTTGTCAGTGATCTCAACCTTAGGATCCGTCTTCTTCCGAGCCTTAATTACTGCCGCAATTCGACGATCAATATCAGCCATTTCTTCATCAGTAATGCTTTTTGCGGAAGACTTGCGTTTTTTTAGAGCAGCATCAAGCGCAGCAGTCTTAGAATTATTAGAAGTGTTGTCGAAACTATCATCACTCTTGTAAGTCGGCTTCTTGGGCTTATCTGTTTTAGGCTTGAAAAGAGAAGAGTCGGCTATAGCGGCAGCTCTTGAGGAGCCAGAAGTGTTGTCGAAATTATCACCCCTCTTGTACTTGGGTTTGTTCAGAGAAAGCTTTTCTTCTTTTCTTTTTTTAATTCTTGCTGTCGCCCTTGGATCTGCTGCCATGATCGTGTCCTTATCTCGAGATTAATAATATGCGCGTTTGTCTCGGTATACTTCCTCTTCAGCCTCGTCAGAATGAAGGTTAATAAAGTTACCTTGTCTGAATCTTAGTATAGCTTGGGTCGTTGAGTCTACATAATCATCGTTCTCGCCAAACGGGAACGCAGCACACTCCTCAATCACCTCTTCCGCAAAACCAAAGTCAGGCGCCC